CCTGCGACGACAACGGTTATCCGCTCTACAATCCGGACGGCACGCCAGTGCTTGTTGAGGACAGCCGAGCCACTCTGCGACAGAACCCCGATGGCACCTTCGACGGGTTAGCCACAGTGGGCACCCGGTATGTCATCCAACAGAACCGTGATTGCCTTCAGTACGCGCTCGACATCGTCGGAGCTGCCAGCGGCGATGCGGTCGTCGACACATGCGGAGTCCTTTACGAAGGTCGTCAGTTCTTCGCCTGCATCGACATGGGTGGATTGATTATCGACCCCACGGGCATCAACGACAAGTTGGAGCGTTACCTTCTGGTGCACACGGGTCATGACGGCAAGATCGCCATCACCTATGCCAACACCGCTATCAGGGCTGTCTGCAACAACACCGTTTCTCTGGGAAAGAGAAGTGCACAGGCTGTATTCACGGCTAAGCACACGCGTAACGCCACCAACGCCATTGAACATGCCCAGGAAGTACTCGGTATCTCTACGGCTTGGGCTGATTCGTTCAAGGACACGGCTAACAAGTTGCTGCGTACCCCGATGCTCTCAGGGTCTCGCCAGTTCGACGAGCTGATTGACGTGATCTTTCCCCCGAAGGGAGCCGAAACCGACAAGCAAAAGTCGAACCGGATGGACACTGGACGGGTGATTCGTCGCCTGTTTACCTCCGACAGGAATGCTGGAGGCTACGGGTACAACGCTTGGTCGGCTTACAACTCGGTTGTTGAATATTTCGATCACACTCGTGAGGCGGAGTCGAAAGACCGTGCTTTGGCCTCCATGAGCCACAACTCATGGGTCGCTTCGAAGAAGCAGCACGCCGAGGATTACCTTTTGTCCCTCTCGTAGCCGTTTCACATGGCACAATAGGAGCATGTACTCTTCATCTATGAGGGGGTGCCCCTGTGGCCGATGAAGCAGAGAACGAAGCAGATTCCGATGTAAGCCGTCAAGAACTGATTGAGTTCCTTGGCGACTTCATGTCGGGCACGATGCGTATCGAGCAGGTTTACCGCTCGCACCTCTGTGACACCCTTGTTCGACGGGTGAACTCCGAGTTCGGACCCGAAGGGCTCGCAGAGATGATGTTGAAGATTGACGAATGCGGCGGGTGGATTTCCGACATCTTGCTGGAAGCCCCGGACCTGGAGAACGCCATGTTTGAGAAGTTCGGCGTTTATGACCCCGAAGTCACGCATAAGGCTCGTGATACCAAAGCCATGTACGAGATGAACAAGAAGATTTGGCGTCTTCGGAAGCGTTACGCCAAACTCATCGTGGATGAGATTTTCGAGGTCGATAACAATCCTCAGCCTGAACCCGCCACCGAACCTGAGATCTAATGTCTCACTTTTGGGGAAAACTGATTCATCTGGCCCCTAGGTTCGCTGGCACCGATTCCCAAAAGAAAGACAACATCGATTCCCACAGTTGGCGTGTTGTCCATCTGATCGATCGCTTTCATGAAGTGAAAGATGCACGACTGAAGGTCACCGAGTGTTCTGTTTGTGGTGTACTTGCCACTCACGGTTCTGCCAGCTACAGCTGCGGGGCCGCACCGTCGACGACTTCGCTGGAGGAGTTGTTACGAGAAAAGGGCCCCATTCCTAGGCCATGACAAGAACCTAGAAATGGGACCCTTATGCTGGTGCCCTAACTGGGATGAGGGGAAGTTAGAGGCCCCAGACTTTGCGATGCTGGCCTTCGATGAACTTGGCCTGCTCCTCGTCTGAGCAACGCATCTGGAAGATTTGCGAGTCGGTTTCGCCCCCGTCTGGGCTGGCGTACCAGAGATGTAGGTAGTTGCCTACGACTTCGGTTCCGATCAGCATGCCCTTCATGCCGATCCTTGGCCTTTCTTCGAGAGTTTCCATGTTTCCCCTTCGGTTGTGGTTTCCCTTACACCTTGAACACTATCAATATCGACAGCCGGTGTCAACCTTTACGGTGTTTTTTTCTGAGAGGAATGTTTCGAGGCTGTGGGTCCGCCCACTCCATCTTCGAAGTGCCAGCCTTTCCCCCATCCAAACCGGAAACATCCTTGAGGAAAACCGTCCTAGTTCCCCACACAGTTGTCTCAACGATCTTGCCGGGTGAGGAGCTGTCGCCGGTCCCGTCTTCTTCGTTCATAACCGTCCTTTGATCAACTCTTCGTAGTAAGCCTTGCGTCTAGCATCGGCTTCCTTCTTACGGGCAGCACGCCGCTTCTTGGCGGGTGGCCCCAACTTCGCACGTCTACGATTGTGCCGTTGCGTCTTTTGCCGAGCTTTCTTCACGGCACGACATTAGTTCAGAAAATGACTTCGGAAAGTCACCCTTGACGAGCCACTCGGGTCGAACTTCTCGCCAACCCGTCATCTCGCACTGAAATGCCTTTGCGGACTTCCCCTCCATGGGTGGCATAACGATCATGTCGCCATGCATCATGGAACGAACGCCCAATCTCGCCGGAAGGTCACCCGATTCGATGTTCTGCATCTTTGCCCAAACATCTTCGAGTTGAGCCTCTACGGATCGATGCCACGCCACAACTTCTCGATGAACTTCAACCAGGGAGTCGGGGCTGTCCTCGACTGGCGGATCGAGCGGACTGTGAGCAAGCCAACTCGCATCTTTCCGGTAGTAAACAATCACGTTCTTTGAGGAGAACCCGTTGTCCCACATCAGGCTGCGTCCTCTGTTGGAAAGACCACGCTTGCGTGATGCGCGTAGACCTCCATCCACATTGTTCCGCACTTGGAACACGAACGCTCAAGCGTGACAGCATCGTCGTAGTTGACAGTAGAAGCCTCCAGATTCCGGATGTAGCCACGCATCTCAACGCTGCTGTAGCAACTGGGGCACACAGAAAGAGCAAACTGGCTGTGTGTCCATCGTCCCTCGCCCATCTCCAACTCCTTCATCAGTTTCATCGGACCTTCCGATACCGTGTTTCGTCCAACTCGGCTCGCAGTGCAAGCACTTTCTCGCGCTTACGCGACTTGTCTTCATCGGTCGAAGCCAGCAACTCCGTTATCTCTGCGGATTGCTCAATCGGATTCTCTGAGGTCCACTGGAGGTCGCATCGGTCGCAGATGTTCAGCCAACCGAGTCCCGCCATCTCCGACCGGACCTTGCCGATGCTTCGACAACCCGGACACTCTTTGCTCCGGTCCCAATACTCTGGATTTTCGTTCCTCATACCTGCATCTTACCCATATGGGTGTTGTTACGCAACACCGGCTTGTTCATCGGCGCAACACGCCAATCCGGGTGTTCGCTACCCACGGCGCACCTTCGGGTCCAACGATGGCATCTGTCACCATGTGTTCGATGCGACCACATGGCACGCAGATACGCCAGTTGTAATCGTCTGGATGGGGGCCGAACTGGTGTCGACAGGTCAGGTCACCGCCTTGACCCTTGTTGCTTCGCCAGTGAGCCCGACGATGGTGCTGGGTCTCCAACGGTCCACGGGAAAGGTACTTTCCCTCTCGTCGGAGGTGCCCTTCACGAAGCGTGTAGACGTTGATCCCCTTAGAGTTCTTAGTGACGCCCCTCTTGATCCATGCTCGTTGAGTGGCACGATCCACGGACCTGATCGGGTTAGCAGTCTCGACGTACTTGTACTCCTCGCCCAGCATCCGAATGCACTCACAGGCAAAGGCAATCATCACCCACAGTTCAGACTCGTACTCTCCATTCTCGCCGTCACGCAGGATGAATCGGTCAAGCGTCGAGGTCTGGTTCTCGTTTCTCCATGCCTGTACGTCAATCGGTGGGAGGCTGGGTGCTTTCTCCTGATCTGGGCGGGCCAGCGGGCCGAACTTTCCGTCACCCCCTACGCATGCCCAGTAGTGGAACGGAAGCAGAATGTACGACTCGTCTGAGGATTCCGCATTCCAGCCCTTCGGGTCCAACATTTCAGGACTCCACGCTTCGGTTGTCCAGAACAGCTCGCCGGATTCCCAGGATCTGCGACATGCCTCGTTGTTGAATGACTGGTCGCAGATCCAATACAAGGTCACAGTGTCGCCATGTGTCGTCCAGCCGACTGCGATGTTCCTGTCCTCCTGTCCCAGATAGCCGTAGACCTTCTGAAAGTTCAGGCTCTCGTTCTCTGGGAGGAACATGATGCCCGTCGGGGTGATCAACTCATGTGGTCGAAGCGACGCAGAGATTCGACGGATCATTCGGAGGGCTGCTTGGTCCCCCAACTCTGGGGTGACGTAGTAAATCTCTCCATGGAGGGCGTTCTTGAAACCCGAGACAAAGTTCTTAGTGACATGATCGGGCATGTGCTCCCCATGCTTACGGGCCCACCCGTCCAGTGTCCTTGGGGAGTTGGACGGGTCATCTCGCTTGTACGTCGAAGAGATCAGACCCTCTTTCATCATCTCATCTATCAGGTCCAACTCCGCATGGGAAAAGTACTCCAGCGGTCTCTCATAATCTGGCGCATTCTGGAGTTTCTTAAGAATCTTGAGTCGAGCGTCCACACCCGGTCCACTCTCCGGTGGCTTCTGGAAAGCGGGCATGTGCTTCTCAAAGAAGCTTTGCAGATCCAACATGTTCACGTCGGGTGATTGCTTGTTCTTCCCCTCGCCGAGAGGCGTCGATGCCGAATAATGGGTAGACCACTTCGAAGTAACGGGGCTCTTCCCGCCACGCCACATCGTGTCCTCACCGTTCTCGTCGTCTGGAGCGACCAACGTCTGCCACCACTTCAGGTAGTTGTCACCGCTTGCGCTTCTGACCCACCTCCGCAGATACATCGTTCGCTCCATGATGCTGATCTGGAGGTCATTCGGGCAGGTGTTCTCGTTCACCACTTACCTCCAAGGTGCGGCCCCTGCTCAATCACAGCACGGTGCACGACATGGGGACTCTCGCCTGCCCGCTCTTGAACGTGGGCTGTCTGTGCGATGTAGACACCGATTTCCTCATGGGCGACCGCAAGCGCACGATCCATGATGGTCGGCTGCCACCCGTTCTTCTGGCGCTTACGCCACTCGTCGGTGTTCATGCGGTCAAGGGCCGTCAGCGTGAGTGCCGCTTGCTCCATGCCGATCTTGAGTTCTTCGACTGCGCCGTCGAACCCCAACTCTCTGATCAAGGCATCGGCGTCGTCAACCTGCTCGTCGGTGAGGGTCACGGAAATATCGAAGACTTGTCCTTCAAGGGTCGAGCCATCATGCATCATTGTGCCCACCACGGTTCTCCGCTGTAATCAGCGGTATCTTCCAGCGGGCAGAACGAGCCTCCATGCCCGCCATCACACATTGGGCAGAACGGTCCGTCGAACTGTTCTTCGGCGAGATGCTCTTCGTAAGTCATGTCAGTAGCCATAAGAGAACCCTACCGGTATGGCGCAACAATCACAACCTACATATTGTCGGACAACAACCCTCCGATGATCCGCAACGCCAGGGATCCGGAAGTCCCGTCTTCAGCTCCGCCCTCAGTTGCCTGATCAACCACGGATCGCTTCTCTTCAATCAGATCGTAAATGTCCTCGTCCACCGTGCCCGACGCAAGCATGTAAGTCGCCGTCACCGAACCCTGCTGTCCGATGCGATGTAATCGCGAGTAGGTTTGGTCAACGTCTGCAGGGGTCCAAGGTTGCTCAAGAAACAGGATCTCCTGCGCTGCAGTCAAGGTGTGACCTGTCTTTGCTGCCTGAATGCTCAACACGAGCACCGGGGCTTCTACAGCTGTGTCTTCTTGGAAACGGGCTTTAACCGCCTCTACTTCCTTGACTGACATTCCTCCCTGTATCTTGAGACCTCCATGTCGATTTGCAACTTCATCGACAATATCTCGGTGATGTGCGGCAACAACGACCTTACGACCCTCTTCAACATGGCTCTCAATCCACTCCTCAGCATGTTTCATTTTAGCCTTCGCTGCCAAACGCCGAAGAACAGACAGTTGCACCAGATGCTGGTTTGATTCAGCACGGAACCTTGCCCTTACGGCTGCGGACCCCACGGGTTCACCCAACTCTCGGGCGATCTCCTTTGCTCGATCAACGAGGTACTGAACAATGTCCGCTTCGGCCTTCCGATACTCCTTCATAGCTGCGACAGTCCCGTCAACCAGGAGTGGCGAATGGATAACGGGAGGCAGATCCGGCATCACCTCATCTTTGGTACGACGGATGTAGCAGGTCGAACGCAACTTGTCGTTGAGTTCATCAAGGTTGGAATGGCCTTCTAGATGCCATTGCCCCCACTTGTCCTTGAACGCATTGCAGTACCTTCGGTAGAAGCCCCACTCTCCTCCGAACTTGTCAAGTTGTCCGATGATGTCCAACTGGCTGGCGTACTCCATCGGTCTGTTCGTAATGGGCGTACCGGTGAGCATGAAGACCGGGGCCGTGGGAGCACTCCGGGTCATTTTCTTGCAAGCCTTCGTTCGCTGCGAGGTTTTGTTTTTGGCGTAGTGACTTTCATCGAAAATGTAGCCATTGTGCCTTGACAACTGTCGCACCCATGTGTTAGTGTTGCTATAACCTACAATGACTACCTCATAGTCGTCAGGGAACTCTTTGCGGTTCTCGACAACTTTGACGTTCCGATGGGGAAGAAAGCGAGAATACTCCTTCTTCCAGTTCAGAACGAGGTTCGGCGGGCACACCACCACTGCCGGGTAAGCGTGCAAAATCTCCAAAGCGGCTATCCCTTGCAACGTCTTGCCTAGACCCATGGCGTCTGCCACGAAGCATCGTTCCGCTGCGACCGCATACTTGATGCCCGCTTTCTGATACGGGAACAACTCGGCCTGGAGCCCCGGTATCTGCAGTTCGGCGTCTGTGGCGCGGCTTGCATTACGAAGCGCATCAAGTTCCGACTTGACAACAGCCCCCTCAACCTTTACCAAAGTGTCAACGGGAATCGAGAAGATGTCAGCCCAACGAAGCGCGTCCTCCACACTCGTAAGCGGAGCCT